ACTCGTTATCGCGCTTGAAGCCGCCCCTGGGTTTTTGCTCGCCGAGCTGGGCGACGAGACGGGCCAGCGCGCCTCCGTCCAGGTCGCCGGCCGAGCGCTTGCCGGTGCGCGCCTCCAAAATGTCGCGGTAGGCATCATCGTCCCAGCCCTGCTCCTTCTTGATGCAGTGCAGGCGGGCGAGCAGTTGGTTGCGGGTGGCGGGCATCGCGTTACACCCGATAGCCAAGATCGACGACCTCGATGTTTTCGCACGTCTTGCGCAGATGCCTGGTGAGGGATTTCGGCGCGAACCAGTACGGCACCCAAATCGCCGAGTAGCACTCCGCGATATCCTTGTAGAGCTCGCGCAAAAATGGATCGAGGCGCCGGGACTTGAGCTTCGCCTTTGCCTCCTCGCGTTTCTTCGCCGGATAGAGCCAGCTGCGCTTCTCGCAACAGAATTTCTTGGCCTCCGGCGCTTCGCCCTTGTACCACTCGCCCTTGGATACGCCATCAACGAAGACCACGACGCACTGGCGCAGGGCCTTGTAGCCTTGCACCTGTAGCGTGAGCTTGTAGCCATCGGCCATCAATTCCACCCGGCCGAATGGGCCGGAGAGTTGATCCTCGACTTGCTTCCACTGTTCCTTGGTCAGATTTGGCATGGTGTTACCGCCCCCGCTTCGGTTCATGCCAGCAGTAACCGTGCCGCCAGTTCTGGACATAGCTGAACTCCTCGATCGTGCCGCCATCGGCATCGACGTACTTGAACTTGATGCGGCTGCCTTTGGCGATGACCTCGCACGCCTTCTTGACCTCATCAATGCGGTCGACGGCGCAGGTCACCAGGTTGGCCCAGCTGCCGGAGGCATTGACCTTGAAAGTCACCTTGGAAAAGTCGGGGTCGCGGATCATTGCGTCTCCTCTTCGCTTAACATGCTTCGGATGTTTGCAATTGCCATTTGCGCAACCCCGATGGCGCCTTCTTCGGTAATCAAATCGAATGCCTTCCTGGCCAGCTCTTCACCTTCCTCGGTGTCAGGGAAACCGATCTTGGCTGCCGACAAGCCGATCCCCTCCACCTCGGGATCGAAGTGAATGTGAATCTCCGGCATGTCTTCTCCGGTCAGGTGCAATGTCGCCAGCACCTGACCGATCTCGTCGCTTTGGTAGAGCTTGGCAAACGGCTTCACGCTGCCACCTCCGCCAACTCGGTTTCGAACGGCACGATGACGAAATCTTCGCCCTGGCTGATGCTGATGCCGGCGACGCCCATGATTGCTTGCGGTTCGTTGAGGATCGCTTCCTTGTTGATTTCTTCCTTGGCGCGGATAAAGCGCGTCAGGCCAAGGCGGCGCAGCGCGTCGAGCACGGCCTCGACGCCGCGCACGGTGACGCTCGGCGGGCGCGTGCGCCAAAGGATTTCTCCGGTGGTCAACGCGGCGGTCTTGACCTTGCCGTTCTGTGTCAGTTGCTCTCGGTTTGCTTCCGCCCAGGTCTGCACGGCCATGGTTTTGGCCTCGATCTGTTGACGCAGCGGCTCGGCACGTTCTTCGTACACGCGCTTGATCTCGGCGAGATAGTCGTTCATGTCGGCGGTCAAACGGGCGAGCGCGCGATTGGTGGCGCCGATATCGGCGATCGCCTGCGCGGCCTGTTCGCGGTTTTGAGGTATCGCGACTGCGGCGGCAGCGGTCTTGAGGCGGGATTTCTTGCTCATGCCATTTCTCCTGTTGGCTGATGATTGATGGGTTGATTGAGGCGGTAGAGCCAACGATCGCCCTGGCGACGACAGGCGATGTCGAGGCCGTTGGCACGTAGCTCGGCGATCGTGCTGTTGACGGCGCACACCTTGGCTCCGATGGCGATATCGAGCGTGCTGCGCTCTTTTCCATCGGCCAGTAGGGCGGCAACGCGCTGGAGGCGCGGCGAGGCTTCGATGCGGGCGAAGTGCATGGCCGTTTTCATGCCATTTCTCCCGCCCGGCGCCAGGCGCGGCTCCAGGGGTAGCGGAGGCCGCGATCCGCGTGCAGCCGTCCGGCAAGGATCAAGCGACGAAAAATATTCATCAGTGCGGCCTCCCGGAGATATTGGCGATGCGCATCAATTCGGCTTCGGCGCGGGTGAGCGTCCAGCGGATCTGACAGTTGAACCGCGCGGTGACAAACGCGATGTCGGCCTGAGTCTGCCGATAGGTTCCACAGTCGCGCCAGAGCGGACTGCTGTGGTGCGGCGGCATGATCTCGATCTTCGGGTTGCCGCCGATGATCTGCACGATGAGGACGGTCTCGCCGTCCATCAGCAGGCGCTCGATGCAGCGCGCGGTGTCGAGCTGGCCCTTGATCACCAGCGCATTGAGCGCGGCGCGCTCTTCTTTGGTAAGTACGGTCATCACTTGGCCTCCTGGCGGGGCTTGATGGCGCAGGTCTGGCATTCGCGCCAGATGCGCATGGCAAGCGGGTTGTGGGTGGGGGCGGGCGCCAGGGCCTTGCGGCATTCGGCGCGGGCGACGCGGCTGCCGGTGGCCGGGCAGTCGACGTCGGACTCGAGGTCGAGGACGCGGCTGATCAAGGTCTGCGGCACCTTGTCGTAGGCGCTGGTGCCGTCCGACAGCGCTCGGCTGACGTAGCAGCGCGAGACGCCCAGGCGCTCGGCGACGCCGGCCTTGCCGCGCGGGTGCAACTCGACCTCGCGGGCGAGGATGGCGCGCCAGTCGGCAATCTCTGGCGTTGGCGTTACTGCGGGGTCAGGTTCCATAAATCGCATCCTCTTCGGTAACGGGCTTGACCCAGACGGTCTTGCCGAGATTGGGGTCATAAACGGCATCGGCGCGGCAGACCATCGGCGGGCGCGGGCCGGTGTTGCGATTCGGCAGCAGCCGGTAGCGGGCCTGGATGCCGCCGCGCCCGACGCCCTTGCCGGCCTTCACGCACTCCAGGTAGCCGGCGAGGTGCAGGTTGCGCAGGTAGTCGTGGGCGGCGGTCTCGCGCGCCGGGATCTCCGGTGTGCTTGCGTGGGCGGCCAGCTCGCGGGCGTTGGTGTCGGCCTTCATCATGCGCAGCGTTCGCCACATCTGTTCCTGCGCAAGACCCATCGTGACGGGCGTGCCATCCTTGCGGACGCGAGGGGCTTCGGCGCCGGCGTCGCTGGCCAGGCTGTAAAGGGCCGGCGTGCGCTGAGATGCCGGGCCGGTGGTGACGGCAGCCCGGCGCAGGTTGAGATAGCCGGCGTGGAACAGGCCGGTGATGTATTCACGCGCCGTGGATTCGCTATGGATCTCGGCGCCGTAGAGAATGTCGAGCAGGCTGAATGGGCGGTCGGCCGGGATTTCGCGGATGCGATCCCACATGCGCTGACGCAAGCCCTTGCCGCCGGCTAGTTCAAGGTGAGCGGGCTTACGCGCCATAATTCACCTCCGGCCCGGCGGGAATGTCCGACCAGTGCGACACGCGACCAGCCTTGAAGCCCTCGGCGGTCAGCCAGGTTTCGCCATCCCAGTAGCCGATCCACACGCGCTCGTCGCTGTTCGGCATACGGATCAACACAGAAGTGTCGCTATCCGGCAATTCATCTTCACAGGAGACCCAGGTGATGACCTCATGCTTCGGGTGGAGGCCGTGATTGTTGTTCGGCATCACGCAGCCCTCCGGGGCGCTTCGCCGGTGTAGATGGGGGTATCGCCCCAGACGCGCAGATCGACGCGTTCCCAGCCCTCGACGGCGGCCTTCTCGGCAATGCCGTTGAGGTTGACGCAGACACGGCGCACGCTGCCGCCGGAGAGCTTGACCAGGTGATCGAGCAGATCCTCGGCGACCTTGATGCCGGCGGCGTAGATCGGCGCCAGGGCCTTGGCGTCCTGGAGGCTGACCGGCTGCGCCGGCACCCAGGAGAGCACGCGGCTGTGGAAGCGCTCCCACTTCTTGAGTTTCTGCGGCAGCATTTCCTCGCCGGCGATGATGATCGGGCTCTGGCTGCCCTCGTAGATGTCGCGCACCAGCTCGACGAGGCCATCGCTGCGGGTGCAGTGGTCGAATTCGTCGATCATCAGCGGCCGGCGGCTGGCGGCAAGCTGGGTGCAGATCGCGTCGAGCATCTGCGGGATGGTGCCGTTCTGGCGCATGCCCATCTCGACCAGGATTTTCTCCAGCAGGGCCTTGCGGCCCCAGGCGCTGCGCATCTGCACGTAATAGGCGCGCGTGGCGTTTGCCGCCGCGAGCAGGCTGGTGGTCTTGGCGTAGCCGGCCGGGCCGTAGAGCACCGCGAAGCCGGGCAGGCCGTTGGCGCGGCCGTTGAGGCGCTCGACGGCGGTGCGCACCAGGTCTAGATTGTGAATCTGAGCGGTTTGTGACATTCTTGAAGCTCCTATGTAGTTGCAGCAAACGGGCCGTTGCGTGATGGCGTCACGCAGCGGCCTTTCTCTTTCCCGCTTCGGCGCGGTATTGCGCGGAATTCGGGTACATCCGGTGCCAGCGGGCATCGGCTTCGGTGGTGGCCTGGCCGGCGGTGATCGCGGCATCGAGCGCGAGCCAGTCGGCGTAGTTTTCGGCGGGGCTGCGCTCCGAGCGGGAGCGCGTGGCCTGGGGCTGGACGAAATTGCAGTCTTCCGCTGCACTTTCGTCCGCTGTCACCGGCAAGGCGCGTTGCGCCTCGGTTTCGACCGGCACTGGAATGGACGAGAGCGCCTCGGCATCGATCACGCGGCCACCGATCACGATCTGATTGCATGCCGGGGCGGCGATCGCCGGGGCGCCGTGCAGTTCCTCCAGAATCTCGTCGCGCTTGGCATCGACGCGCGCCAGGCGGCCCTTGGCGCGCTTCTCGCGGGCCTGTTGCACCACGGCCACCGGCATGTAGTGGCGGCTGTTGCCGTTGGCCTGCGCTTCGCAGATGAAGCGGCCCTCGGGCGTATAGACCCAGATGCGCGACGGGTCGTGGATGTCGTAGGCGACCTGGGCTTCCATGCCGTGGAATTCGGCCAGCTCGCGGGCGAAGTAGATGTTGGTGAAGAGGTTGATTTCGGCGCGCTGGATGGTGCGAGTAACGCGCGGCCGGAACAGGGTCTCGGTGTCCTCGGCGGTGATGGTGTGGGCCTGCCAGCCGC